CGCCAACAGATAGGCCATCAATAAGACCTTCTGAGGCTAAAATTAAAGCATCTGATCCTTGCATACTTGAAGATATTTTGAATTGTGCATAAATGCCATCTTCGGCTTCTTGAAATTTTTGCATACGGCCTATTGGCTTATCGTTTTTATGTTGCATAAGCATTTTGATCTTGCCTGGATCTCCAATTTTGATTGATCCTTTAGTAAATACCACTGGACCAGCCGATGTGTTTCCTACTTCGCCAAACGGCACTATTTTGCCAGCGATTACTTTGCGTTCGCTGTCTGAGGCTTCTACTGAACTACTGAACGTAAGTAGCATCGCTATTACCGTTCCCTTCTGGTGTCATATCTTCCATTTCTTTTGCTTGCTCTACGTCTATTAAACCTAGAGATAACATCTTTTCTAATGCAGCAAGTCTTGCCATTGTGTCTGCCCTTAGGAATGATTCTTCAACAGCAAATCTAACTATATTACCTCTAGTGGTTATATCATCCATAGATAAACGATCTTCAATAGCACAGATATAAGGTTGTAGTGAATATGCGACAAACTCTTTGCGACCATCAATAATGTTTTGATAAGTCATTGAATTATTCATATCTGCAGAAATCATATAAGCAGGTACATTCATTGCTCTAGCAATTTGAGTTGCAAGGTATTGCGAACTTTCGTTGTAGGTCATTTCTTTAGGCGAAAATCCGACATTTTCTACAGATAAAGTCGATGTTAAATATGCAGTGGATCTATTTTGTCGGGATGCCTTCCAAGCAGCTAATAATGCTTGTACTTGTGATTCCGGTAAATCTGCTCCAGTGTTTTTTAATACAGATGTTGCCATTGGAGTGCTTGCAGATACAGCAGTGGCTTTTTCAATATCTAAAGCAGCTTGTATTGTGCGACCAGCAGTTTGTAATACACCTTGTGTTAATCCTTGAAATGTTACTAATGATCCAACGCCAACCATAGGCACTTTTTCGCCATCAACTGTATAGAATAAAACTTCTGTACCTTTAGCGTTTGTAGTTACATTAACTCTAGTATTAGCAATCCATTCAAATCGAGCAGGGCGTAGATCATCGGCATATACTTCAGTTACACGCCAATATGCAACGCCATAAAATATAAGACTATCGACAGTCCAGGAGATGGTGACGGATCGTGGCTGTCGAATATCAGGTTGATCTAACCAAACTGGAGATCCTAATTCTTCACCAGTTGATTTTTTGTATAACTCCAAAGGTAAATAAGAAATTACGCCTTTTATCAAATTGGCGCATCTGTTGACCGCTGGTACTTGGGTAGCTAAAGCTCTATCGATTGGGCCATAACCAAAGTTAGAAGATCCAAAGCCTAAACCAAATCCAGGCTCTCCCATAACGGCAGGGGCGTATTGCGCTTGTACGGTTTGATTATTATTGGTTAATCCCAAAGCAGACAATATACCCATATGTATATGTTATACCATAAATCGTACTATTTGTGCAAATTAGACAAAGATTTGTGCGGTTTGTTGAGGTTTTGTTAATTGACTAACCACCATAGCAAGTGATATAGCGGCAGTAACATCTCCAGCGGATTTACGCCTAATAATGCGCCAGCCAGCATCATTTGTCTTAGCTGCACAATTATTTAGGTGCTGTACTAGCTCTGCTTGACCTGAATGGACTACTCGGTTATTAGCTAGGCCATCTGCAAGGTCGGAGCACGCCTGGTAAAACGCTTGCCCTGATACATCAACCATACGCCAGCCGCTTTGCTCTAATCTTGTGGCAATAGTTTGCGTGGCGTATTTGTCATAACAAATTGTGGTCGGGTGATATTTTCTAGCCCACTCATTTATATCGCTGGCCATCTTAATCTCATCTATCGCTATATCGCTATGCCACAGTTGTGCTAATCCGACTGCTATCTTCCCATCTTTGACCTGGCCCATAACGAGCGCCCCAGATCGCCTTGTCGGTGCAACATCAAAGGCCATAATTGTTTGCGGCCCTACAGGTATTTCTAAACTGCTATCGCTGCACTGCTCAATAGATCCATACACCCAGGGGCTGACAGCTGAATCGATCCACTGGCATAACATCTCAGTGCGTGTAGCTTCTATGCTATTGGTGCTGACAGATTCTTCTAATGTTTGCTCAGTTATTAAATGGCCCAAAGCAGGGTTAGCCAACGCCCACGCCTTCTTGTCATTTATCTTGCAATGCTGCGGTGCGCTGTACTCATAAAATCCCAAGTTTTCTGGTGGATAAGATAGGCAACGCTCTCTTAAATCATTTAACACTGTACTAAACCCATCACCAGCATTACTTGTCATTAAAGTCATCGCATTAGGGCGAGCACGTGTAGTTGGTAGTGCAGCTGTAAAGGCTTCCTCTGTCCACTCTCTTAATTCGTCTATGTACAAGAAATCAGCAGTCTTACCACGTGGCGCATCTCTAGTAGCTGCTGCAATTTCATACCTAGCACCGTTAAGCAAACTAATAGATTCTTGGCCATTAGCCAATCGGATCTGTCTTACTTGGTCTTTTAAAAATTGATTATCTTCTATTGTGAATGCGACTTGCCTAAAGGTATCTAATGCCATATTGCGGTTAGATGACATACCCAGGACATTCTTGGAGCCCCATAAGAATAGATGGCTCAGGATAAGCATACGTGCTAGGTGTGTCTTGCCGTTTTGACGTGCAACCAACACTAGAGCTGTCTTCTTGCGCCAGGCATTCTCATTATTTACAGATAGCAGATCATCTAGCACCCAACGCTGCCAGGGTATTAAGGGTAAGCCTATTTTGTCCGCTAGGTCGGACACTTCCTGCGCTTTAGACCTACCCTTTAATAGTGGCGTGTGGATTCTAGGCTTGGTGCTGCCAATTAGCCCGACCCCTCGTTTGATCTGGCTTACTTCCGCATCATTTTGCATCAAAGTCTAGCGTATCAGGTTTGATAAACGGTGAATCTGGCACCGTACTGGTGGTCTCAGGGAGAGAAGGTTTCAGAAAAGCAGGGGGGGTCGCCTTGCTATTAAAAAAACGGCCTCCCTTAGACGAGTTACACGACTTGCAAAGGCTTTGTAAGTTCGATTCTGTCCACATTGGCCCGCCTTTAACACGTGGGATTATGTGATCTACGGTATGCGCTGGTCTATGGCATATCGCACACTGCCATCCATCACGATCTAATATCTGTATGCGTAGCTTCTTCCATTTACCACTGCCTAATTCACGTTCACTCATCGCTTTAAATGATCTTCGTTTAAGTGTGTCTTTAATCTATGGCAATTAGCACATAATGTTTGTAGGTTATCTATATTATTGTTATGTCTGTTACCGTCTATATGGTCTACATCTAATTGAGCTTGTACTACAGCTATAAACCCGCATAATTCACAATATGTTTTTTTGTGTTTTCTATATTCACACCGACAAGACCAGCATTTTGTATCGAATATTTGTTGACCACTAGTAGATCGACCCCTCGGCCTTACCTTTTTTCCACAATAGCATTTACCTCTAACCGTTAAACCATATACAGCCACTAATGCCATCCCTTAATCTTGTAATGTTCTAATGCTTTACACATAGAACCATATCTATTGTTATTGTACTTAATACCCCACTCTACCTGCTTATAGCCACTGACTGTACTAAGCCATTTAGATCTACCTTGTGGTATGCCATAGTGACTACCATTCTTAGCTTTAGGATTCCACCTAGATTCTTTGTAATACAACTCATCTAAGCAATAGAACTCATCTAAGTTATTAAGTTGGATAAAGGCCCATTGACGATAATGGTTAGTACGAGGCTCAACGGAATGTGCTTTTTCAAAGCCTGAAATGTTGGCTAAACATATGGCGATCCCAACTAGCCAGCACCTTGCGAGCTTTCCCTTGCGGGCTCGCCTTGTGGCTTTGTTAGCCACTGCTTCACTAGAGCCTACACTATGCATACAAACTCCTTTACGCTTAAATGTAAAATCGTCTCAATATGTGGACTGTGATTTACAACACACTATACGTAAATCATCGGTGTCAAACCAGTTTTGATCATAACCCGCTGGCATCATTTAAACGCCTTTGTACAGCTGCAGCCATACCATTGGTGCCTGGAAACAAATCCACAACCTCATCTCCTGGTTGATAATTAAGCAATTTTAATATCCAGTCATTAAATAAATCTGGTTTCGAGCCACGCAAACCCTTGCGCTGCGCTCTTGCGCAATTCAAATAATCTCTGACCATTGGTCGCCTGTGTTTTTCTTGTCTACCCCCATATAAGATAACTGGTTCCCACGCATATTGAACTGTTACATTCCACCATATTTGATGAATGGTTTTTGTCCAAGCACACACCCTGGCTTCTTTAGGCATAATGGAACAATAAAATGGCAAAGTAGGGGCGTGTAAACTAACCGCCCAACCATCGGGAAACTCATCCATTAATCGCTGTATCAATTCGACGTGTTTTTCTTTTTTGTCATATTCGGCAGCTTCTGGGTGCAAGTCTCCGTAAAAACGTTTTGCTAAACCCAGGTACGGTGGATCAGCGTATGCAAACTTCATATTGACATCCATCCTATATATTGTGAATCAGGGTTATCGATTAACCATTGTTTGTATAACTTATTTTGCTTTACCCAGTCAATATCGTGATTGTGATCTATTTCACTACACATTACTTAGCCCCTATTAACTGACAAGTGTGGCAGACCACGGTAATAAACTTCCAACTACCACACTTATCACATCTGGATATATCGCTATCTGGTATATCCAAAGCTTCGGCTATATTTTTAACGCCTACGCACCCACAATCCATACACTGATACGCCTTAAATCCATCTGGCATATCTAACTGGTCGAGCCAAAGAAACTCGGTCTTGCGACCGCAACCATTACATTTAAACTGTGTGTGCATTATGGTAAACTCCTTATTGAATACAGCGACACTGTGTACAAACCAAGTAAGTACCATCGTGCATTAACCTGTCATCATTACAGGCCATACACTTGTCATTTGTTGGCTCTATGGTTATCTTGTCATTTTCCAAACGTGCTAGATAACCTGAGCCATCAATAATCTCTACATATCCCATTTACTCACCCCCCTCGACATCGCTAGGAAAGAACCACGATCCTGCAGCTGTTTTTTTGGCCCACTTCGCATCACACTGATCGGGCTTTGCAGCACTACATACATAACCGTAAAAATCTCGGCCAGTCTTTGCTACACCTTCTTTAAGAATCATCGGGCCGTGTTTACATTCTTGTGGTTTAGGATCAACAGGTATTGCTTCTATAGCTTCACCAACTGACCAAACCGCTGGCTTGTCTTCTGCAAACGATGCACGTAACACATCTTCAACCGCTCTAGCACGTGTGCCTGGTGGTGAATAACTTGCAACCTTATTCATTTCTTCTCGACTAGCCCTTTTTCCCTTAGCTGCATAACCTGCATTTGCAAGCGCTCGGCCAATCGCTGAAGTCTCAGCATTCTCCAGTGCAGAAGTTGAATTGACACCCCGATCACTAACATTTTCACTAGCCAGACCAGTGGCACACGGCTGCGGATCTGCTTCCGTTTTAAATAGTTGAGCACTAACAATGTATCTAGTGGGCGTTGCTTCTTCAAGTCTTGTTGTAATTCTTCCATCTGGATAATCCTTCCACCATTTTTCAAGTCGGCTCTCGACTGTTTCGTAATCTTGTAAGTTAAATGCCATTAGTCATCCCCCCAGGTAAATGCGACATCGAGTTCTGCTTCCAGCACGGTCTGGTATATCGAAATGTAAGCAATAGCGTCTTTGATGCTGTCCTCGTGTTTTGGAGATTCACTAATCCGAGAAATCTTGACGAGC